AGCCTCCCCACCTTTTCGAAAGTAGGTTAAACCCTTGGGGGTTTTATTCTGCTTTGTACGCTTGGACATTGCCGCCATAGGCTTTCTCCATCTCTAGTTTTATGTATTCAATCTGAGTCGCCATTACCTCGGTGCGCTTGTCCACAGATATAAGAGTTTCCGTTGTCCAACTCGCCCACGCGTAGGATACCGCCCCAATAAGACCTAAACTTGTAGACAAAACAATAACCAGTAACGGACGTTCTAACATTTCCAACGCTTCCTAGCCTGCCGTAAACGACTATTTGGATCTTTAGCCGCTTTAGGGAACTTTTTCATCTGACCCGCAGAACGGGCGCAGAAAGATTTACGTCTCTTTGCATCCTTGCTGCCTTTTTTTACTTTTCCCGTTACCGCTGTTTTTAACTTGGAACCGGGGTTTTTCTTTCTATATTCTTTTACGCCAGCTTCTGTCATTCCCGCCCCTTTTTTCGTAGGGCGGAAATTCTTTTTATTGCGCTTGGGCATCTTGTCGTCGCGCTTAGAAGCCATGATCAGCCCTAACTAAAGAATATAGTTAATGCCGTGACATTGGTTGCAACGCTCACATGGATATCTGACGTAAACAAAACCCCCTCGTCCGGAATATTTACCGAATGAGTTTGAGATTGTGAAAAGTCTAAATCAACCACGGTTGCACCGCCATTTCCGTCGGTCATGGTTAACCTTCCCGCACCCGCGGCGGTCAAGACTTGAACCTGACGGAGCCGCGCACGACCCGTAGAGGCCGCTCCAGCCCCCGTAAGCCGTTTAGCCCTTACGTCTGAATTGGCCATTCAAGCCTCCTTTAACCAAGGTTATTATTCTGAGCGTACAGAATTGTAACCCGAACTTCACCCGCATTAGTTGCCGCGGAAGCAGTAACGGTCAAACGAATATCTGCCGTTCCGGTATCTTCCCACGCCAATGCGGCTCCCGCTTGCGTAGTAGGGTATTTACGGCCCGCAGAAGTTCCGATTGCAAAAGTGTTAAGGATAGATGTTGCGCCACCTACGGTATCTCCAACACTTAGGTTGGTAGCTCCGCTTGCCGCAGTAATAACATCAATCACACAATCAATAATTTGAGAATTTGCAGGAATAACAACATTAGTTGTGGCCGCAGCAATAGCACCGTTTGATAAATCGGCAGCAAAAGTTTGAGACATGACTACTTGACCAACGTTTGCAACGTCGCTTCCAAGTGTAGTGCCGGTGGTGTTTCGGATGGTCCCGGCCTTGATTGGACCAGAAAAAGTCGTAATACCCATGTTAATCTCCTGTCTGGGTTAGTCAAACACACCGTGTGTTTGTCAGGGATAACTAAAGCATACAGTAATTTTTAAAAAAAGAAAGGGGCAACCGAAGTTGCCCCTAAGTCGAGAGTGAGGAGAATAATGAAGTATCCTCCCCCCTTATAACACACTTTACGCGCCGGGTGTACCAAAAACACAGCGCCAGTCAGAAACACCGAAGCTATAACGCTCACGGGCCTTGAAACGCATGTTTCCTGTATCAAAGTCACCTTCCATCGCAGTCTTGATGGCTGAACGGTTGAAGTATTTGAAACCGTTTGGAGCATCAGTTTTGATGAAGAATGCGTCAGTGTCTGTAAGGAAGTGGTTTACAGAAGCACCTTCTGGCAACATACCCATGCTGCGCATCGCATTAGTGTCATTGTCGGCAGTGCCGGGACGTAGATTTGAATTAAGCACACGTTCCGCAATAAACTGAAGTTCTTTTGGAATAATCAGTTTCATGCCGCGTACAGCAATTTTCAAACCACGCTCATCAGTGAAACCTGCAATATCAATCAACATTTGCTCTAGGGACGTTTCATTTAAATCCGCCGCTGTTGCAAGAACGTTGTTCTGATTTCCAGACAATGATGGGTGTGCCGCAGAACACAGAGCCGCACCGTCACCAATCGCATTGGCACCTGTGTTGAACGCATTGTTCAAGATAGAAGCCGCTTTGATTTGCTTTGTCTGCGCCATAGAGCGAGCCAGAGCTTTTGTGTAACGAGATGCGAGACGATCATAAAGATTGTCTTCAATTGCTTCTTCCGTAATTGAGAACGCAAGAGCAATTGTCTCATGTGTGTAACGCGCAGTGTAAGTTTCCTGTGCATCATCAAAGTTGATGGCAGCGCCTTCAGCTTTAATAGGTGCCGTGGAAAAACCACCGAGCATTACTTCCTCTTCGAATGCACGATCCGAAGACTCTTCTTCAAAGATTTCGGCATGTTCGTTTTCATAACGATCATACTCAAGTCCGAACAAGGCGTTAAGGCCGGGTTCCAACTCTTTCGCTAATTGTGCGCGAGAGATAGCCATATTTCAGCCCTCCTTAAATGCCAGTTGACAATGACGTCGTTTGCGAAGCCGAAGCAGCAACAGGCGCATTGTGGTGGAAGTTAAAGCGAACAACATAGTTCACACCAGCCGCATCATAATCCAAGTTGGCTTCATCGCCCGTAAGGCCGACAACGCGCATGAACAATGTGGCTGTGTTCGCCACCGTGGAGATATCAAGCTCCGCAGTAGAACGACCATTTGTGGTTGAACCCGAAGTTGCTGTAGCCAAAGAACAGTTTGCAAAAATGTTCGATAGCGCGGTTGCACGATCAGTAGACGAAGTGTCTGCCGCAACCATAAACAATTGATTTGGGTTATCTGCCACAAAGGCTTTTACAGGGTGGTTCGTATCAACGCTTGCGCTGTTTGAACCGGGCCAATAGTTCTTGAAAACTGGTTTCTTTGATGAACTATCAACGTACTCTACGCCCATTAGGACTCCAAGAGCAGGAACTGTACCACCGTTGGCATTGCCAACAATATCGACTACTCCAGCCGCCAGTGGGATAACTGGCGAATACTGGTAAATAGCATTCGTATTGTTTGATGCAATCTCATACTGAGTTACACCAGTGGTATTAGATCCTGCGCCATTAAGCCCGATAGGACGAAGACCAAAGGCAGTGTCTTGATTTGCCATTTGTTTTTCCTCTTATCAGAGCAGCCCTAACTATCTGCGAGGGCCACCGAAGGTTACACGGGATTGACGATCTGGTTTAGAAATCGTCATGGTTGAATGTTGGTTTTGAGCCATCAACTCAGAATCAACCGCTTCTACTTGATCCGCATTACGTCTTTGGTAGTACGCATTGCGCTCTTCTGCGGTTTCATCAGGTATACGAGCCAAAACTAAGCCACCTACGCCAAAAACACCTTCATATTTACCTGTATCAAGTACCGGGGCCTCAAAATCAGGATATTCGTCCTTGCGGACCAATTCCCAACCTTCGCGCATTTTTGCGCTTATGTTTTTAGTATCATCAAAACCACGCGTTTCTGCGCGAATCCAACGATGCCGAAAACCATCCGGTGCAGGCGGTGCATCTAACATAGAGGGAGGAGCCCACGGCTTACGCTGCGCCGTTTTCTCTCTCGTTTCATTTGCGCGAGAAGTTCGTTTCACTGTATCTGTCATCACTTACTCCTTCACGTGCTTCGCGTATGCTTCAAGCGGCACTCCCAACTTCTTCGCTATTGCGACTTGGCTAGGGGAGAGTCTAACCTTTTTCCCACTGCTGCGCCCAGATGATCTTGATACCCCAGCAACGGTCTGAGCGGGCCGTTTACTAGCGGTTTTTGCAGGCATGTTGAATTTATCTCCAATACGCCGATCAAGTTCAGTATAGTATTCTTCGGTCGTTGGGTCAAACCCTTCTGCCTCGACCAAACGTTTGTGTATTCCAAAAGCCGCAAAAGTCATGGCTTCGTCTTGCCCAAACCAATCATTTTGCTGGGCCCATTGCTCCGCACGTGCGTCAGGGCGACGCATTTGTTGCGGCTGTTGAGGAGCTTGTTGCGGCTGCGGTTGTGGAACCTGTTGCGCACGAGCTTCTTGCTGCATTTTAGCTTGCGATAGACGATCATTTTCAATCGAAAGAGACGCAATACGTTTATTTGCCTCTACGGCAGCGCTAGTATCCCCAATCTCCATAGCACGAGCTAAAGCCTGCTCCGCTTGGTCCATTTGCGTGGTAACGCGGCTCTCATACTCATTAACATAGCTTGTATCTAAGCTATCAAAACGACTTTTAAGCTGCTCCGCCTCTTGTTGTACGCTTTTAGCGTAACGAAGAGCTTCTTCCTCGCGCCGCTGCGCTTCACGCATTTTTTTAGTCAAACGATCAATACGTTTTTGCGTATTGTTTTCAGCTTTCTGAAACTCATCTTGTTCAGAAACTTCCACAGAAGGCTCAATTTCTTCTTGAGCAGGCGGATCTACCTCAATTTCCGCCTCTTCAACGCCTTCCAGTTCCAATTCAATTTGTTCTTCTTCTGCCATTTCTACCTCTAGTAGTGAAGGATGTCTTCGGGATTACTAATACGTGCAAGAATTTCGTCGTCATTCAAAATTCTAACCTCGCCCCCGTCAATATTAAAACGAGAACCAGAATATCGGGCAAACATCACCCAATCTTTTTCCGCGCACCAAGGTCCGTCCGGAAACTTTTCGGTATCTTTGTACACAAGAGGGCCTGTTTTAAGAACGTAACCGACCTGTGTGGACACTTGGTTCTGTTCTACCACCTGATCGGGTAAGTAGACTCCGGATTCTGTTTTCCCTTTGCCGCGATACGGCAAGATAAGAATGCGCCAACCCGTAGGCGTGGGCATTCGATCTAAAAGAGATCCATCAATGGCTTCAGGGTTAAGTACTTTGGGAGCGTCATACGCGTCCGAAAGATTTTTTACGGCGTCTTGTACGCCAGAGAGGTCAACCTTAGTCAACGCTACGCTCCTGTTTATCTAGCAGGCCCTTGAGTTCCTGTTCCACGTGATTCAAGGCTTCCATATTGCCCATAAGCTCACGATATTGCTCCATCGACTTAACGTTGCCGTACTGCATGAGGTCAACAACGCCTTGTCTACGTTCTTTTATAATGCGAAAAACCGCTTCCGCAATGTAAATCTCGTCCAATTCCTAAAAACTCCCACAAAATCTACCCATTTATAGGAATAATCGGAGAGATATGCAAGAAAAGGTTTAATCTATTCTTTCAAAATGTGGGCCATCTATGAACGGCCTGCGCCCTTGTGACCTGCGGAGGTCAATATAAGCATTCATGGCCTCCTCCATTGTGCCTTCCCATTTACGAATGTCCATAGGGTACGGCATTTCAGGTGTGCCCCACGCGGCCCCCCAACATATAGGAACTCCTAATTGCGTAGCTGCTTCTTTGATAGCATCTGCTAGATCATCATAGACAGACAGTTCCCAACTTGCCCTGCCATTTATATAGGCCATGATATCGAACGCCTTGCCCTCAAGGTGCTTAGACTTCATGGTTTGACTGGCCCCTTTAGCAACTAATTCTTTCTGTTGCTCAATGGTTCTCATGCCCTGCACCACACCAAAGTCTGTCTTGGTCATAGTTATTGCCATCTTCACAACTGCCTGTAGGCCTTCGTCAATCCCCTCAAGCCTATCAAGGCTGCGTCTGCTAAGTTTAAAGCTCATATCATTTCCTCTTAAAAAAGGCTTGCGCCCCGCGCACACCGAAACTCGCTGAAATTGCAATTCCAAGGCTGTAAAAATACCAGTCTGGGGCTTTGTTAAGCTGCTCAAAGCCACGATCAACCCAGCCTTCTGCGCCCGGTATCCAGCATAAAATTAATGGGATCGACAGGACAATTACGAAAAATTCGTCTTTCCAGCTTGATTTTGCGCCTTCTGCCATAATGCGCTCCCAGTCGGCAACGCTTGTCTCTTTTGACAATAGTATCTGCGCCTTAGCCTTCGCCTCAGTAAGCTTTAGCTCCGCAGCGGCAGCATTCTTATCAGCCTTACCTTGCAGCCACGATCCCGCAAGGTTTGCTATTGGCCCCAATGCGGCGGTAAAGATACTCATTTCTCAGAACCCAGCCAAACAGCAAAGGCTCCTGTAAGGGCCCCAGAGCAGATCGAAATCATTGCAGATTGCTGCGTTGACAAATCTTCAAGGCTCATTCCCCACTCCAAAACGCGTATATACATTATCGTCATAACCAACATCATAAGACGCGGCATAATCTTCCAAGCCAGTACTTTTTCCATGTCAAACCTCTATGTTTAACTTAGTTCCCTGCGGTCTATCCGCATTAGTCTTGCGGCCAAACCTATCATAACTTTCCTGTAAATCAAATCTCTGCTTTGCAAGCGCTTCTAGGTGGCTGTGGTTGGCTCTATGTTCTTTCTCCACCCTTTGCTCTACCAGATGCGTTTCTATACGCTCACGCGCTCTGGTTTGCTGATGAATGTCAGATCCTACGTTAAATGGCGCAGATCCTATGCCGCTCAAACCGTCACTCATAATCGCCCCTGCTTGGCTAAGATAATTACAATCGTAATGCCCAGCATGATCGAAACAATGATTACTGCGCCGCCATAGATTACGATGCGCTCAACCAGCTTGGCTTTGCGCTTTCTCTCCGCTTCAAGCTTTGCTTTTCTATCTTTTCTTGCTTGTACACGTATAGCTTGCAACTCGCCCCATGCACTAAACCCTCTGGTTGCAATTACGATCTGACGAAGCTCCTCCTCCGCGTCTCTGGCCCTCTGTAAATTCACAAAAGTCTCCATCGCGTTTTCATCCGACCCAGAAAAAAGGCTGTTCTTCTTTCTCTCATGGGCAGCGCGTAAATCATCCACCCCGTCAAAAAACTCACCAATTTGCTTGGTAACGTTCACCAGTTCTTTGCCCGCGGAAACAGCGGACTTCACGGCGGCAAGCGCAGTAAATGGATCAATCATACCTTCTCACCCACCTTAGCGTAAGGCGGACAACGAAAGTCATACGGAATCCGTACTATCCGCGGATAGTGATAATAAAAATACGAAACGTCTCTAGGACAGCGGTATACACACGCCTTATGAAGGTCGCCACCGTGCATCCCCACCAAAACCGCGGTGAGAGCGCACAGCATTAGGCATTAGTGAAACGTGAGCCGCGTAACGCGGCCCCCATGCCTCGCTTCTTCCCTGTTGTTACTTTAGCTTTAGCGGTGTTGGGCGTGGCAATATCTTCCATCTGACAATAAGGAATCCTCCCTTGATCCTTAATATCAGCATATTTCTGCGGTTTAGGTGCCGCGCCCGGTGTATTCGTCACAATCTTTACACTTGCCATTACTGACCCCTTTGCTTCATAATCTCACGCTGCATCGCACTGTCAATACGCGCCGCGGTCATAGCCTCTTGGCTCGCGAGCCGCTTCTCAAACTGCTCTCCACGCATCTGCTGATTCTGCGCATCAAGCTGCAATTTCGCCTGATCCAACTGCGCATCCGCCTGCTCCGCTTGAGCCTTGATCTGCAACTCCTGCTCCTTTAACTTTATCAAAGGATCCGGTCCCTGACCAGAGACTTGTGCGCTCATCTGCTTAACTTGCTGCAATCCCTGCGCAACACCTTGCGCAACCAACGCCTGATACTGCATCTCCTGTTGGTCCGCGGGCATCGGTCCAGCTTGCTGTAACTGCATCATCGCCTGCTCTTCAGCCTGCAACTTCACATGCTCCATAACATGCTTCTGCATAGACATCGCAACAGGAGGCATCCCGCCAATCATCGGACTAGACGCAAACACCAAGTGAGCCATAATATGAGCCTGATGGTTCTGCCCCTGAAACGCATTCAACTCAACCATGTCCATCGCATTAATATTCTCAGAAGCAGGGTCCAAGGGCCGGGGCTCCTCGTCCGGAACCTTCTTCATTAAACGATCAACATCCGTAACACCAATCGCCTCATACATATCACGATACACCTCGTGCATATTATGCAACTCAGGTGCCGCCCCAGCCAACTGCATCTTAGTCTGAGCCAACGCTATCCGCTGCGCCTGACTAAACGTATTCGGATTACTGACCGGAACAATGTCCACACGATCATCAAAATCAGACGCCATCACAGACTGATTACCGCCCTCAACCGTATACGGATACTCCTGCGGCAAAAACTCGCTCATCACACGCGAAAGCAACTTAAACTCAATCCGCATCGCATAATGAAGCCGCTTATGTACAGCACTCATTACCCGCGAACCCTGCTCCAGCATAGCCAACGTCGTACCAACCGCAGCGTTCTGATTACCATCACCAACCTTCATGTCAGTAATAGTCGCAAACCTCTGACCCGCCTGAACCACAAAACCCAACAACTGGAACAAAGTCTGGTCCGGACCCTTAAATGGCAGCGGCATCAGGCTGTCACGAATAGCCCCTCCCGGTGCGTCCACATCTCTGAACTCACCCGGCTGCAACGGATCATCGTCGTCCCTGATCCGTAGTCCGCGGGCCTTGAAACCCGCTGGGAGATTGGACAACGTACCAGCGTCGATCAACTGTCGCAGCGCCGCCGTGGCAGTTCGTGACAAACCACCAATTGTATGGATCAACCCCAACCCATAAAAACCAAAGCCCGGTAAAAACTT